AATAATATACCAAAACGAGCATCACTTGTAATTGTAGCTTGATTTACAACTTCGCCAGAAGCCATAAATGAAAAACCAGAACGACGGTTTTTAAGATAACACATGCCATAACACCTGCTATCCGCTTTACAAGCCTCCCAAAATATAAAAAATAATCTGTTCGCTTCACGATAATCCGGTTTACCTACATCAATCTTGCTCCATTGCAAGTACATATAATGCGTTCCGGTTATATAAGTTGCTACATTATTACTATAAAACCAATATCCTTCATCGCGTCGTGTAAACTCTTCATCAATATAAGCTCCCCAGGTGTCCTTAAACTCATCCGGATATGTTTCCCAGTCGAATATAGTCTTAATATTTTTGAGCTCTTTAGGGTACTCCTGCGGCGTCCATTTGTTTTCGCCTTTTGCTATACACTTCGGCTCTTTTGGTAATGCAATACGCAAGTTTTGTATTTCTATAATATCACCTATCTGGCCTGTCTTGCTAATTACAACAACATCATGCTCTCTATTATAACCGTATTCCCACTTTTTAGACTTGTTTAATCTATTAATGGTGGTTAATTTTATAGGTTCTACAATTTTATATAATGTTTGCTCGTACATTGTTTATTGATTATATAAAATTTACCTAGAAGAGAATTCTTTTTGAATTTCTAGATTTTTAAAAAACGGATTTAATCTAACATATGTACTGTTAGCTCTCTGCCGTGGCATTGCGCGCTTGCACAAACATTGGTCAGACGGAAATGCACCATGGTTATTAATAAAATTTATAACAGCCTTAGCTCCCTTAGGTGTTATAATATATCCATATGTACCTCTAAAAACGTCACCTGTTATTTTATTACTTCCATAAAATTTGTTTTCCGGATGTTTGCTGACCCCAGGCACGTAAACAGACATTGACTTATTATATTCTTCAAAATGATTGTAATTAGGATCTTTATTACCGTTATTAAATGGAAGGAAAGCATCTAAATGACATGCAAATTCTACCTGATCTACAATTTCTCTTGGATCTCTAATTAAAACACCATCTTGCTCAATTATTAAAAAAGGTTCTTCTTGATCAGCACACTTATCCCATAAAAGATAATGACTAGCTAAACAACCAATAGTGCCATCTGTCCATTGTGATCTAGCAACATGGGCTGATGGCTTAACACCAAAAGATTCTAAAACATTAACGCCGTCTCTACCTACAACACCGTCAAACATTTCATATTCTATATTAAACTTTTTGAGAGACTCAATAGTATCTTTAGTCATTTCTACTGAGAACGCGTTGTTGCTCATATAAATGACATAAGTCTTTATAGATTGTACACTTGACATTACTTAGATCTCCTTTCAGCAAAACCAGAAAAAGCTTTTTGTGTATCGTCTTCTTTAGGTCTATTTTCTAAAATACGCTCTTCTTCTTGTATGCGATTTAATATTTCAAACGCATCAAAGATTGCTAGCTTTTTGGTTGCCGCCGCGTTTTTTAATCTATCCGCAGAAACGTCGTCTTCGGTATTAGTTATAATTTTTTCTTCCGCTACCTTAATTAATTCCTCAACTGCTCGATGTCCAGCTTGGATTATACTCTTCTTCGTTTCCTTGATATTCATATTTAATTGTAATATATTGTGATGGCACGCGGTATAACCTTTCGTTATCTATGATAAACTCATATTCAGCACCGGGTCTAAACCCAACTAATGTGCCGGGCGGTAAATTTTCATTGCCAAATTTTATAATGCCTTTGCCAACTATTTCTTTATTTGTGGTAAATGCTTCGTTATTTTTAAGTGGCTTTACAAAATAAAATCCTTCTGTTGGCTGCCAAATACTACCAGGGGGTTTATGTGCGTATAATTGATCAGGGGTTACAAAGTACATGTCCTCTTCGAAATAACTGCTGCTATTTTTTTCTTTCCCACGCACATCATAAAACCTTCTAAATACATTATGATGTACTATTATTTCGTCGCCTGGCTTTATCTCTGTTTCGCCAATTATAGGCGTGCCAATTACAATACCAATACGATTTACATATTGATGATTTTGCAATTCTGTATTTAGCATTAATTCTTTACCGTCTATTTCTGTTTTGCTTGTAGTGCGATCACCTTTCGGTGTTACAATAAAATTATATAGACTTCTCATTAATAATCTAAATTATACTCTATGGCAATACCCATATTTTTATTAAAGTCTTTCCAAAGAATAACTTCTTTGTTTTTTTCTATGTATATGGAATACTTTTCTTCTTCCTCAATTATATTACAGATACAATGCCCCCCGTAAACCTCTTGGCCCACGGAGTAATGCATTGCGTCTATTTTATAATCTTTACCTATACTAATCTTCCGAATTAGTTTCATTAGCTTTTTCTTCAAGCGGTTTTAAACTTCCGTCCTCAATACTAATTGAAACCATACCATATTCTTCTTGAAGCCTACTTTGAAATTTTTTAAAGTCTTCTTGAGCGTCTGATATTTTGTGCAGTAATAAATGCTTTTGCATTTCAATATTACCAAGCTCGGCTTGTCCTTGATTAATTAAATTTACAAATTCGCGCAATTCTTCTAATTGCTCTTTTGAGATTTTTTTAGCTTTAGCCATAATGATTTAATTTAATTTACTTTTTTTTATTTGGTGTATCTATATACCAGTTTTTATATTTATCTCTTTTTGAAGTTACATATTCAAAATAACTATCTACTTTTTCTTTCCAATTATCTTCTAGCCTTGGGTTAAACAAACCTGACTTGCTGCTTGAAAAAACTTTATTTATAAAATTATTACCATCGTGTTGATGGTCAAACAGCTGATGATTTATTGCATAAAAAGACCCTCTGTGTTGTTTATGCCAAACATCTATAGGCTCTATCTCTTTTCCTAAAGCGACAGAGTACACAGCACTCTCTGAAATATGAGTTGTATATACTTTTTTTGCTTTTTCCAAAAAATAATACATATCAATATCCCTGGGTAAAATACATTCTTCCCCGAAGAAATCTTTTATTTCTCCTATGATAGCATGCGTCGTAATAGGATGCGGCTTAAAATAAACATTATCACCATATTCCTTTTTTATGTGTCTAAGCTTATTTAAGCAAGTAACCTCTTTTAATTTATTAGATCCAGGGAGAACAACTAAATAATCTTTATCATCGTATTTATTAAAATTCTGCTTTCTATCGGTGTACTTGTTAGAAAGTTTATTTTTAATATTATCACGAAAATATTGCGCGTAATCTAAAACGTCGCAATCGTCGTTATACGCGTCAATTATTGATTCATTTCTAAATTTAGAATTTAGAGGTTGGCAATAAAAGTTAGTAGCGTATTCTGTATACCCCATTGTTTTAAAGTAAGGCATCTCTTCCGCTATAACATCGTAGCTATGCTCTAAACTACTCTCTTTTGATTTTCTAATAACATAGCCCTCAACTTGTTCTAGAATATCAAGATTTTTTGTTTTTTTCAAAGGCCCAATTCTTTCTTTGAGCACTTTGCCATTAAACATCTCCATATTTTATTAAATTTAATTATAATATTCAGTATAATAATTACATATGTATAATAACTATTAAGATAAGTATGTTTTAACAGTAGACATTCTTTTAACCCACGTGTTGTAGTTTGACCTAAGTGTTGAAAAAGTGGTTGTCCAAGAAGTTGTCCATGTTGTGGTTGTATTCCATGTGGTAACCCACGTCGTTGTTGTTGATGCGCTGGTGGTCCAACTCGTGGTTGTTGTTCTATTTGTAGTCCAACTTGTAGTTGTACTTTTGCTGGTCGTCCAGGTTGTTGTATAACTAGTTGTTGTAGATGAACTTGTAGTCCAGCTTGTAGTCGTTGAGCTAGATGTTGTCCAGCTAGTGGTAGTGGATTTAGAAGTCGACCAAGTGGTTGTAAACGTAGTGGTAGTGCTAGAGCTTGTATTAAAGCTTGTTATTGTTGAACTACTTGTTGTCCAGCTAGTTGTAGTAGACCTAGTGGTATTCCAAGTGGTTGTATATACCGTTGTTGTGCTTTGGCTAGTACTAAAGCTAGTAATTGTGCTCTGGCTCGTTGTCCACGAAGTTGTGGTTGTTCTAGACGTATTCCAAGTTGTTGTCCAGGATGTCGTGGTGCTTTGACTAGTGTTAAAACTGGTTACTGTTGAGCTAGATGTTGTCCACGAAGTTGTAGTTGATCTAGTAGTATTCCACGTAGTAACCCAAGTTGTTGTTGTACTTTGACTGGTGCTAAAACTAGTAGTTGTGCTTTGACTGGTGGTCCATGACGTAGTTGTTGTTCTTGACGTGGTCCAATACGTAGTATAAGTAGTTGTTGTACTCTGACTTGTATTAAAACTTGTAATGGTTGAGCTGCTTGTGGTCCAAGACGTATTAGTTGCTCTTGTTGTGTTCCAAGTAGTGGTATAAGTCGTAGTCGTGCTTTGACTTGTGTTAAAGCTCGTAGTTGTAGAACTGCTTGTTGTCCAAGACGTTGTTGTGCTTCTTGTAGTATTCCAAGTTGTCGTCCAAGATGTAGTTGTACTCTGGCTGGTATTAAAGCTAGTTGTTGTAGTTTGGCTAGTGCTCCAAGAAGTGGTGGTTGATCTTGTTGTAGCCCACGTTGTTGTCCAAGTTGTCGTGGTTGAGCTGCTTGTACTAAAGCTGGTTGTTGTAGACGCACTAGTAGTCCACGATGTGGTGGTAGCTCTTGTTGTATTCCAAGAAGTAGTATATGTCGTTGTTGTAGAGCTGCTGGTATTAAACGTTGTCGTTGTACTCTGGCTAGTAGTCCAACTTGTAGTTGTGGTCCGAGTGGTATTCCAACTTGTTGTAAAAGTTGTTGTAGTGCTCTGACTTGTAGTCCAGCTTGTTGTTGTGCTTCTACTTGTGGTCCAGCTTGTTGTTGTGCTTTGGCTGGTTGTCCAACTTGTGGTATAAGTTGTTGTTGTCGAATGCGATGTACTTTGACTGGTTGTCCAACTAGTTGTGTATGTGGTTGTTGTATCTCTAGACGTACTTCTTGATGTTGTCCAAGATGTAGTATATGTTGTTGTTGTGGACCTAGATGTACTATTGCTTGTCTGCCACGTTGTTGTATATGTTGTTGTTGTGCTAGAGCTTGTATTAAAATATGTAGTCCACGTGGTCGTCCATGACGTTGTAGTAGACGAACTCGTTGATTGAGACGTAGTCCAGCTGGTAGTATATGTCGTAGTTGTAGAACGACTGGTTGACTGTGACGTGGTCCATGACGTTGTCGTATTATAAGTCGTAGTTGTAGACCTGCTGGTGGATTGTGACGTTGTCCAGCTTGTTGTTGTATTCCAAGAGGTAGTAGTTGTATGACTGGTTGAGCTGCTCGTGCTCCAGGACGTTGTTGTATTCCAACTGGTGGTAGTACTATGACTAGTTGATTGAGACGTGTTATAAGTTGTGGTGGTTGATTGACTAGTCGTGGTTGATTGGCTAGTACTCCAGCTTGTGGTCCAAGATGTGCTTGTACTAGTGCTAAGGGAGGTGGCTTGGATATAAGCTGTTGTCCAAAGAGTAGTAGTGTCCCTACTAGTAGAACGGCTTGTTGTACGGCTTGAATTCCATGCCGTAACTGTAGCGCTTGAGGTTATCCAGTAAGTGTCCCAATATGTTAATACAGGCATGGCATTATCCTTTTTTATCGTCTTTATTATGCGTTAGTATACCATTGGCATAATAAACATCATTTGGTTCAACATCTATTCTAAATACTCTATATGTATTAACATCATCT